GCCAGCGATCATTCATTCCACCGAAATCAATTCCAGCTTCTTCAAACCGACTACCAATAAAATCTCCATAGATTTCTTTAGCATCAGTAGAAGTTTCTGTCTCTGTTTCAGTTTCAGTCTCAGCTTTAGGTTCAGTCTCTGTTGGAGGTTCTTCTGCTTTCTCTCCTGAACTAAGTTTTGTTTGTAGTTCTTTATAACCTTTCTCTAAATCCTCAACTGATTTGTATTTACCAGCGAAGAGTTCAGAGCTAGGTTCTTCAGATTTTTCTGCCTCTTGTAAAGAGGCTTGATCTTCTAAGGATAAAGCTGGAGTTGGTTCATCCTTGATAGTGATTGATTCAGGCATGGTCTGTTGTTGTTAATTACTTAATAGTGATATGTCCAGGTCGATCATGGATCACCTGTGGTTGCTTAGGTTCTTCTGTAACCTTAGTAGCTTTCTTTGGCTTCTCTTCTTTGATGACGAGTTCCTTTACATCCGCATCAGGAGGGGGAACTTCTTTAGGCGGTGTCGCCTTGGGAAGTGGTGGGGCCGCTGGGGACTCCAGCTTCGGTGACTGCTGTGGGGAGAGCGTTGGGGACTCCTCCTTCTTCTGTTGACTGGGGGCCATAAGGTGCTCCTGCTTGTGTGTAATTTTTCACCAACTGTGCAGCGGCTGGTGATTGCAACAGGCTCTGCATTTGTTCCTGTTGTTGCATCTTATTCTGAGCTGTTTGTGCAGCAATTTGTTCTTGCTGTAATTGATCAGAAGTTTTAACGAGATTAGTAGTGTCAATAGATGCGCTTGCAGCAAGTCTACGCAATGCTTCTTCCATGTTCAAGTATTGAGCCATTACTTCTGCGCCTAACGCTTGATGTCCAATAGTTATGAACTCAGTTAATTTATTCATATCATCGCCACGACCAATAGCTTCTAATCCTGTAATTGGTTTTGGATTAACTAATGGTTCTCCGTTCTGTTGGTTAACAGGGAACTGAGGTAACTTCCCTTTACGTTGGAGGATATACATCAACCTTCTAACTAAAGGTAGTTGTAGTTCTTGAGTGAGAATAGAGTACAACCCACCGATGGAGGATTCTAATTCTTGAGCCATATATCTAATCTCTTCTGCTGTTACTCTTTCGCCTGGTCTTTGTATTGCAGTATTGAGAAGGAAGGCGAACTGCATACGATGTTCAATCCGATCAATAATACTATTAACTATCTGTAGGTCTTGACTCTTCTGACTTTGAATGACGCTGACATCGTTAGCATTACCTTGAACGATTGCACCATTGGCGGCTGATGATAATGTCCTTGGTCTAGTAGTACCGTTAGGATTAACTAAGAACAGAATCTTTGCAGCGGCTGCACTTGCTTCAAGTGCTGATTGATATAAAGATTCCAGTGCAGTCAAGTCACCGTAATAGGCTTCAACGTGCGAGCGACCGTATTCTTCTGTGTCAATTCGTTCAAAGCGTAATGGAATCCAAGGGCTACAATCTTGAGGACACATACCATGTGTGCCTGGTATTTCTTTACCCTTTGCTTCTTGATACCAGATAGCTTTGTTATCTTTAAACTTTACACATGTATAGAGTTTAATTGTTTTCTTAATAGGTCCAGTATTTTCCTGTGACTTATCATTTACAGGAAGAAAATCTTCAGGTAAAGATTCAGGATAGACTTCTTCTTCTACTATTATTTCAGTAACTGTACCCATAGGGTCACGTACTACACAGAACCTATCGAGATGTATAACTCTTATACCTTCTGGACCTACATAAAGAAGTACATTACCTGCTACTAACAGTTGCTTGAAAGCTTCATGCATAGAAGCACGAGCTGACATAGTTTCAAGCATTGTCATTACAGCTTGCTCAACCTTTACTAATGCAGTGTCGAGTTCTGTTTTTATTTCTGGTCCTACCTCATCTATTCTCATAGCTAAGGTGTCCATTTCTAATTTAAAGAAAGGACTATTAGGAGGGAAGAGACTAAGACCTAAGCGTGCTGATAAATGACTAACCCCTCTAGCACCAACTGATTGATAAGGAGTTTTTAATTTCCCATGATCTCCCATGTTGGAATCAGGGACCAAGCTAGGGATTGTAACTTTGCTACAGTCTCGTGCTCTTTGTAAGAAAGGATCTCTTGATGTGACTAGCTGTTGATAGCGAGAAGCGACAGTACCATCTCTCTCGTCATCGTAAGGTTTGCCTTGGCTGTCAACGTCAGTGGTTAGTGTTAATTCCATAGGGATTAGTTAGTAATACCAAGACCTGTTTCTGTTTGAACATCAGACTTGTAACCTTCTCGTCCTCTCTTCCTTCTATTGTTAGAAGCAATATCTAAAGCAGGGGCAGCCATATCAGCACTTCTTTCAGGAGACTTAGGTGGTTTCTGTCCTGCTATTCTTTTCTGTTCTTCATGCCTGGCTTTAGTGTAGTCAAACTGTTGTTGCCAACGGACATCAGCCATCCTAGCTTGTTCTCTAGATTGCTCTAAAGATTGTCTTTGCAGAGCGATTGACTCTGAGTTGTCTTGGCCTCTAGAGCCTCCGCCTCCGCACATAATTAATTTTCTGTACTGTTTTGGTCATTGTAAACGGAATACAACATCCGTACCACTGACCTTGCACCTACATAATGCCATATCTCTCTATCTTCTTGATCAGTAGAGGGACATTGTTCAGGATAAATCTCATCTAACCTCCTTAAAAGTGCATCATCAATAGGAGGCCAAAGCTCTTCATCATTCATAGTGTTGGCTCCCAAAGTTTTACATTACCTGTTACATGATCGTACTCCCCATCACGCAAGATACGTGTCAACCGTGCAGTTAAGATGGCATCTGAATAAGTCTTTTTCTTTTTAACATAAGCAGCGTGAACCTTAGCCCACATCTCTTCAATAGTTTCTGCGTCACCTAATAATTTTTCTGCTGTTTTTGGTCCCACTCCAATTAGTCCTGAAATATTATCAGTAGAATCTCCCGATAAAACTTGGCACATCCAGTGACGATCAGCTTTCTTACGAGTAACTAATTCAAGATCATCTTTAGCTAAGAGAGTACAAGGGATACCTCTCATGTCTTTATCAGGCGACACGATTACAGGGTTGTCATACTTGTGACCTGTTGCCAATAACCCCATGACATCATCCCCTTCTAAACCATCGAAGCTAATAGAATGAAACTCTTTAGCTACTCTTTCTCTTATATTTTTCAGACCAAGAGGTTTACGTTTGCCTAGTCGATTAGCTTTGTAATCTTGATAGATCCCATGTCTGAAGGTGGGATAATCAGAGAAGCACATGATCGGATTACCTGGACTGATGATCTGATACTGAGCAACACGATCATCAATCAGTTGCATTACCTCACGTTCATCTAGGTGGAGGGTATGAAGATTCTCATCCCATCTGGTATCTATTTCACATGAACAACATGAAGAATAGATAAGCCAGTCAGCGTCAATTAATAAAGTCATTAGAAGTAAGAAGACATTGGTACAGATAGACGACCTGTGTCTTGGTCGTAAAGAAGTTTGTCAACAGGGCCAGTAAATCCTGCGTGTCTATTTTTTAAACAGCGCAGTTGCATTTCACTACGTTCTGCTGCATCTCCTTGTTGGTTTCTCTCGCAACTGATAACGGCATCTGATAATTGGGCAATACTATGACTACCTCTAAGATGACCAAGCGAGACTTGGGCTCCCTCCTCATGGCCTCTCCCTTCGGGGCGTTTGAGATGACTGACAAGAAACAATCCAACGCCAGTCGATTCAACAACTTGTCGAAGCTTGGTGCAAACAACATCAAGAGCACGCCTCTCGTCACAGTCAGCGATACCGCTAACAACGATGGTCAGGTGATCAATGAAGACAACATCTACACCTTCTACATTCGCAAGATATTGGATCTGTTCTACAAGGCGATCGGGGTCCATCGAACCGAAGTGGTCATAAAGAAAGAGACGTTGAGTAGCACAAAGACGATCGAAAGCTAATCGAGTTGTCTCTTCATCAGCAAGAGCTGGATCAAGGTGAATAGGTAGGTTGAGTTCAACTCCAACTATCCCTTGCAATGTGCGTTGAATACTTTCTTCAAGTGCGATGTATCCAATCTTTAGTCCTTGGATGAGGAAGTGATGAGCCAGCTCCCTACACATTGAACTCTTCCCTGTTCCGCTACCAGCGCAGATAGTAATCATCTCGCCTTTGCGATATCCCTTTAGATATTTATCTAGTTGGGGCCAAGGGTATTTACATACAGCAGTAGCTCCAGGTTTGATTAATTCATCCCATAGATCCGCTGCATTAATGATGCCGTCGGGTCTGACTGGAGTGGCTTTCCATAGCAGATCACGTAATAACTCTGCCTCCCCATGTTGGAGCATTTCATTAGCATCCTTTCTTGGTAGTCGGCAGATAGCTGCCTTGCCAGCAGGTAATACTTCAACTGCTTTTTCGGCAGCCGCCATACCTGGTTCATCCGAATCCAGGCAAAGAACAATGCGAACGAAGTTGGATAACCATTTCAAATTTGCAGATATATATTTGCTAGCACTCTGCGCTCCATTGGGCAATGAAACCACAGGGAACTTATTGCCTTGCGCTTGACTGACTGACATGCAATCAATCTCACCTTCGGTAATAACAACAAACATATTTTGTGTGCCATGTTGTCTCCATAAATGTTGACCCCATAGCTGCATGTCTGAACAGTCACCCACCCAACTAAATCTTTTGTCCTTAGTTCTGATGTGTTGAGCACATGGTTTACCTAGTTGATCTCTAAAGGTAGAGACTTGAACAGGTTGTCCATGTCTTTCAGTTGTTCCATATCCATATAGTTCTGTTGTCTCCTTAGTGATTCCACGCTTAGTTAAAGGCTTGGAAATAATTCGACACTGATCTATAAGGTCAGGCTTTTTCATGGGCACTACAGTCATTGGTCGTTTCTCTTTCTTGGTGGGTTGGTACTGATAATCACAGCCGAAACATTTTGCATGACCGTCATCAAACCAAGCGAGGTTATCCTTGCTTTTACATTCAGGACATGGCCCGTGTTTCACGAACTTGCTTTTGCTTTTCATCTTCCTTCCAATGGTGGATGAGGAGTTGAAGCTCCTTGATTCTTTGTTCTGCATACTTGATGCGATCAGTAACGTTCATCTCTTCTCCAAGGTTGAGCTTCTCTACTGTCAATAACTAAACAGTTACAACCTGGATGTTTCGC